GGTCAAGCGTTGCGTACGCTGGGCGGACTGGGGGGTGGAGCTATTGGCAGCATGTTGGGGCAGGGGGCTACGGGAGCCTCTGTTGGCACCAGCTTAGGTGCGGCCATTAGCAAGTGGTTGGGGTCAGGGGACTACACAGTGAAGCAGAACAGCATTGTTTCTGCGTCGCTTAAGGGTTCCAACTCGATCCCAATGATGCACAATCAGGGACAGTCGGTCATTATTCGCCACAAGGAATTCTTGTGTGTGGTCAGGGGCTCGAAGTCGTTCAAGTTGCAGCGGTTCTTTCCATTGCAGCCCGGCGACTCGAATACATTCCCATGGCTGCATGGCGTTGCAGACCGCTTCCAGCAGTACCGTATACGTGGAATGGTTTTCCACTACGTGCCCACATCTGGGTACGCAGTGTCAGGCCTAGATCCAGCGTTGGGTGCTGTAATGATCCAGACCTCCTACCGGGCAAATGATTCGGACCCCACCAGCAAGGTGGAAATGTTGAACGAGTATTGGGCGAGTGAGAACGTGCCGTCGGATGCATTCTGCCATCCGATTGAGTGCGCTCCCTCGGAGAACCCCTTTCAGGTCCATTATGTTCGAACTGTGCCAGTTCCTAGTGGTGACTCACCAATGCTATATGACCTCGGAAAGACCTTCATTGCCACACAAGGCATGCCGGACGACGAAAAGGTAGTGGGCGACCTCTGGGTCACCTACGAAATCGAACTCATGAAACCACAAATTGCCTCGTCCACACTCACGGACGTTGTGTCTGCGTTCCTACAGTCCAATGGTACCCTTACAGCAGGTTCAACCCCGCTGGGTAGCATTACGTCTGTAGCCTTGACTGGGTCATCCCTCGCGGTGTCCATGTTGAGCAGAACCGTCACATTTCCCGTGGGGACTTTAGGCAAATTTTTGTGCGTCGTTCGTGTGGTCGCCTCATCGACGTTTACAGCGTTTGACGCTAGCGGCGCGCCTTCCTACACCAACTGCACTGATACCTCGGTCAATGCGGTTGGGCTGGGCTACACCCGGACTGTGATGACAGCCGGCTCTAGTACCTTGAATGTAGGGTACTACGTGTTCGGTGTCAATATTACGGACCCTAGCGTGTCAGCGAGTGTGCAAATTGCGGGTATGTCCTGGACGGGCGTGGCTGCCTCTTCGGAGCTTACTGTGTCTCCTTTGACATAGTTGGAAAGACTAGAAACAATACAAAAATAAAATCCATAAGAAGTATGAAATTAAGAGTCAAGTATGCGCCGTGCCTTCGGCGGCGCCCCAAGGGGTCCGTAAGTGGACTTATAACCCCGCCCCTGTACATTTTTGGTGAAACGATACGTGCTGTACACGTGATACAGCGAGTTGTGCCCCCCTTTTGGGAAGACGGCGTGGAGGTCGTTACCTTGGCATCCCGCAGGCATGCGTCCGTGGCTTCGTGCTGGTTTGGTCACCAGCCCCCCAACGGTTAATCCCCACATGTGCGAATGTGGTAACATCGAGCTGGCTAACACCAGCAGCAGGCCCC